TGGCCAAGCAGAACTCGCCGAAGGACTTCCACTCCGACGTCGGAACTACATCGTTGGTGGGTTCGTCCTCGGGGGGAGCGGCGGTTAGAGAGCCCATGCCTTCCTCCAAGAAAGCCTTCTGCTCCTCCGCCTTCTTCAGCGCGTTCGCCTGGTCCATGAGTTCGCCAGCCTTCGCGATGTGCGCATCGGCCTCCTCCCTCTTCTCGATCGGCTCCTCGCCCTTGGCTATGAGATCGTAAAGGGCAAGCCCTTTGGCGTTCTCAGCCAATGCCTGTTCGTACAGTTCTTTGTACTCCACTCTTTACACCTCCTTTCAAGGTGAAATGCGGTCATGGTCCGTGTCGCCCTGGAGACCCTAGCCTCCAAGTTGACCGCAAGTGAGTGGAACCCAAGCCCGGCTCGGCTTGCCCTTGGATGTTTTGACCTAACTCGCTATGTTAAAGCGCTTCTATCTGTTGCCTCTGAAAGTCGGCCGCTTGAATCTCGGCTTCTATCATGGCCTTCTCTATTTCAAGGATTGCATCAACGAACTCGATGCTCTTTTCGTGATGCTCCTTGATCCAGGCTTTCGCCTTCGCGACGGTCCAGGTCTTTTCCTTCTCGAAGACGTAAGAGGAGATCTTCTTGCAGGTTCCGCAATACTTAGCCCGGATACCCTTGTCCTTATCGATGTCGATGAAGCGGATGCGGTGATCGTCGCCAGTATGCTTGCCAGCCTCGCCCGGGGCTGGGATGTGGATGAACTCGTCCGTCACCTCAATCTTCTCATCCTCAAGGCTTTTGACATCCGTGATGATCGCTGCTGGGTTCATGCCAAGAGGGACGGGGGAAAGATCGTATAGCCTGACTTCCTTAAGGTGGCGCACCTTCTTCCCGCCAAGTTCTTCGTGCTCCTGCCATTCTTCCTTGATGGGGTCGAACCCTATCGACCCTTCATCCAGGACTCCGTCCTTGGCGAGTTCGAGTGCCTCATCACCCCGCCTAGTGCGACTGATCTTGAGATCGGCATAAAGCCCAGCTGTGGCCTCGGGAGCCCGCTTAAGTAATTTCGCGGGCAATCTGCCCCTTGATACTTCCTTCATCTCAGCGGGCTTGCCGATCGGCTCGAAGAACTGGTGAATCCAAAAGACCTTGACCCTATCGCCCTGTTCCGTGATGGTCTTCGCGAAGGCACCCTTCTCGATGATGTCATAGCCATCGAAATTGCCCATCACGGCGAAGTAGCCCTTGATCCTCCGCTCCTCGATGTCGATGCCATCCTTCTCATCCAACTCGAACGGGAAAGATTTGCGCTCCTTCGGTTCCCATCTCTCAGCCATTGTTATACCTCCTCTATCACTGGCAACACGGTGCATCTGCAATTGGGGTGGGCCGGCGGATAATCATAGCCATCCCATCTGCCCCCTATGCTAATCGGCTCCATCGCGTGCAACACCTCGCACTCCGGGCATTGCCTCCCGTCTAGTGTCGCATACCATTCCACCCTTTGAAGATTCGCTTGGCGGTAAGCCTCCATCGCCCCGGCATTGCTACTCCTAATCGTCTCCGTCCGGGCGATCATCTCGGCCCTCACCTTGTCGAACTTATCCTCGAATTGCGACGTCAGGGCCTTCCTCATCTCAGCGACGGTCCAACCCTCCTTTTGACCTAATAGGATGATGTCGTCCACCTTGTCGCCGGTTACAGAGACGATCCCCTCGGCAAACTCCATGACGTAACTCTCTAAGAAGGCTATCGTCGTCTCGTTGTTTATGTCGAATTCTAAGCCAAAGGCGGCCGCTATATTCTCCCCTTGGACCCGTATAAGCGCCCTGAACATCGGCAAAAAGCCCTCGCGCCACTTGTCGCCGGCCATGGCCATGTAATCCGTCACCCCTAAGAGGAACCTCGAATACGCTACGCCTTGCTTTGCCTGCTTGCCTTCGCGTCGGAGGATCTTGAGGATTGCCACTTTCTCCTCATCAAAGAGTTCCTTCGCCTTGGCCGCGAACGGTCCTTCGTGGGCTGCGGCTACCATATCTATCGTCTTGGCCCAGCGCTCTTTAGCCTCTTCGGGGATCAAGACTGATTTGACCCCAAGTGACCCCAAGTGACCCCTTAATGACCCCATCTTGGCCCCCGGGGCCGCTGGCTTCTCCTCCGCTGAAACGGGCATCAACATCATGGGCCGCAAGAATACGTCACCACCGGGGACTTCCTCTAAGCCCACCATAAGCCGTGCTTCGTTTACGGTAAGGTACCCGGCAGATATACTTTCGTTCGCCCTGGTGAACACCGCGGCCTCTTCTTCCTGGAGCGCCTTGACGGCGGAGAAATCGAACCTTACCCGAATGTCCTTGCCGAACTCCGGCGTTAATTGCAAGTTCAGCGTGTCCGCGTGCTTCTTGTAGATCGGCATGAGCGTTTCCAGCCAGAAGGATTTACGGGCTTCGGCATAATTAGCGTATGTCGTCGCAACCGTGCCCGCAAAACTCCCGACCAGAATCGGCGGCACTTGGAAGACCTCGCATATCCGCGTCTCGGTTATCAGCCTCAATTGTGGGAAATCCATATCTTGGAAGGACTTACCTATCTCTACCCAATCGGCATCATCACCCAACACAAGCGGCTCGAACCAACGGGCTGTCCCGCTTATAACGCCGTACATCTGCTGAAGACGTTGTTTCACTCGCTCCGCTTCCGCCTCGTCGAACGTCCCCTTGGTCTTCAGCAACCCGAAGGGCACGGCGGCGTTCTTGAAGAACGATTGCACGAAATCGGTCGCTAAGTTGTCCGTATCCCCTGCCCTCGCCGCCGCCGCCAAGGGGGGGAAACCGTAGAGTTCATTCCGGGGGTGCGGATGCTTGAAATGGATCACGTCGCCACCAGGGAAGTTCAATACTTCCGCCCCCTTGCGCCATTCGTAGCCGGCTATCTTCTTCTTGACCCGTTCGCCGGGCAAGGCGGTGACGGCCTTGATGCTCACATAATCTGGCCTCATCAACCAAAGGCCAACCACCAGCCCCGCCTTGCTCCGCTCCTTTTCGTAATAGCAATTCCCGGCTAGCGATTGATAGAGGATGACGTGGAACCAAAACTCGTATGCGGAAATGATCGGGCTCGGGCGATCAAGCAATTTCTGCAACCGATGCTCCGGTCTTGCCTCCCATTCGCCCTTCCTGTTCTTGACTTCGACGATGGCCTTCGCCTCGGAAGCCGACGACGCCAACTCGTTGATGCAGGCGAAGATCAGGGCGTTCTTCTCGTACCCGTCTCGGGATAGCGTCGCGAAGTCGACGCTGGGTTGCTGCGTCATAGTGGTGGTCCCCATGGGGAGCCCCGTCAATTGCTTCCTTTCGCCCACCAGTTGCCTTTGCATCTCTTTGAAGATGTCGGCTATCATCTACGCCTTCTCCAAACCGTCACGCTTGCCCTGGCGAACGATACGGCGAAATAGCCCAGCCCCAATATCGAGGCTACCGTTAGAACGGCTGCTAGTGCCCCTAGAACGCCCCCAAAGCCGATTATGAATGATTCGGTCATCTTCTTGAACCCGCAAGCCCCCACCCCGCTTGCGACATGGTCCCCCTTCTCAAACTATGGGACCCTCCCGTGTACCAGGGAGGCCCTAGAGTGGCCTTCAAGCCCCGTCGGGCATAAGGCGCAGAGTCATCGTATGGCTCAACGCCGTTCTCAAGGCCCCTCCCTGGCCGTACGGCTAAAGGAATTGAACACTCGGTTGCTTCATCAACATAGACATCGCCCCGCTTACCGCGTCTACCTGATCGTCATGCTTCGTCTCCGGGAAAGCGCAAGCCTCGTCGATGAAAGGCTTGTTCCAAGGCCCCCTCACCAAAGCGATGTTCATGGCCTCCGCCCTGGCCAACAATGGCATAGCCCTAGTCAACTTGTCCTTCTGAACCTTGATGGCATGAAACGCCAACCCCACCAGCGCCGGGTCGCGCATGAGGGTTTGGTACATCCCCTTCTGCACGCCCACGCTCTCTATTCCCTGCCTCACCCCCGAGCCGTCTGCCTTGGCCGTCTCCGCTATCACCTTCACCGCATCAGGCCATTCCCAACGGCCCCTCACTATGTCGGCGATCACTAGGATCTCCTTCATCATCCCGACCTTGGCCCCGACGGTGAAATCCCCTGTGGTCTTCTTAGTCACAGCGATGTCCCAATAACGCACCCACCGTATGCTGGGCGGTTCGTCATCGATCAGCCGCTCAAGGAACCACTCCCTCCTAAAGAGAGCCCCCACCAATTGCACGAACTCGGCCCCGTACTCTTGGCGGAAGATCAAATCCGGCAGTTCCAACTTGGCCACTTCTATCTCCGCCGGGTCGATGTAGGGATTGTCCCAAGTCGGGTGTTGATACGCCGCCCAATTCTCCCCATTCCCCGCGTTCTTGAAGAGTTCATGGAAATGGTTGTACCCCTTGGGCGTGCTGATAAACAGCGCCCCGCCCTTACGGTCTGACAAGGCCGGCCTCAAGGCTTGCTCCCACGCTTCGCTGAATCTGGGCATATGCGCCGTCTCATCGACCACGACTAGATCCAGCCCTTCGCTCCGCAGGCTGTCGGGGTTGTCCGCCGACTTGACTTGCGACGTGCCT